CCAGCGCGTCTTCTTGCACTGGCGGCAGACCACCGGCACCTTGGCCTTGGTCTTCGCGCAGGCGTTCCCGCAGTAGGGCCGGTTCGCTTTCCACGCCGGTTTGAGGTTCACCTTCTTACAGGTGGGACACGTCACCGCCACCTTGGGGCGCTGGTGCGAACAGGACTGCGAACAGAACGCGCTCTTTCTGGTATGCGGTGCATTGCACCTACGACACCTGTTCATCGCCGCCCTCGATAGTGTCTCGCGTGAATGAGATGATGCGATACCACTGCGGGTTCTCCCCCATCTGCACCTCGCGCCGGATGTAGGCGCGGGCATCGGTCTGGCTCATCTTGATGGTGGCGACGTTCCAGCTGTTGCCGTCTTTCGTCTCGACCACGTAGAACCGTCTCAGGTAGCCCATTACTCCCCCACCTCCAGCCAGCGTCGAGCGATTTGCAGCGCCTCAATCCGGTCGCGGCTTTCAATCTCGGGCACGTGGCGCAACACTTCACGCGGATCCTGGATGCGCTCGATTGACCACGTCCCGTTCACCAGTCGGCGCACGACCGCTCGACGCCCACCATGCTCGGATTCCTGGTAGTCCATCCGCACGATCATCGCGTCCTCGCTCGTCGCCGGGTCATCGACCGCACGGCGACTGCCGGGGGTTCCTGCACACTGATGAGCAGCGAAATCAGGCTGTTTTGCACGGCGGCAGGCATCTCGCCTCGCGCCATCGCTACCGCTTCGTCCTCGGTCACACTGACCGTGTAGGTATAAACCCTGTCGCCCTGCGTCTGCCCAGACGCCACCTCAGTATGCCCAGTTGGTATACTCATGTCAATCCCATTTCGGCCTGTATTTGTACCACGCAGGCTTCTTGTAAATCCGCATCTGTTTACTTTTGTGCTGCACGGTTTCAATCAAAATGCGGTCGATGCCGTACATGGCATCAATCGTCTTACGCAGCGCACGAAAATTGAGTCCGGTCTTCCGAAGCAACCGCGCCTCGGTCTGCCACACGTCCAAACTGAGCGCCCGCCATACCTTCAGTTCTTGGGTATTCGGCCCTCTCAGCGGAGAGAGTTCGCCCCAGACCGGCGGTTCCGGCGTCATACGGCCCCCTCTGAGCGCAGTTCGTCGTCGTCGTGGGGGTTCCCCTCTCGCAGCGCCCGTTGTGGCTCCGTAGGCCATGCCAGCGCCTCTAGCGAGGTTTCTGGGGTTGCCTCGCGGAGTTGCAGTCGGGTCGCCGCCGCTTCCGCGCTGTTGAGCGCCCGCACCTCGCCGTTCGTGCCAATCACGCCCAGCGGCACCCACGGCATGTAGTCCAGTCGCCCGCCGTTCATGCGCTCGGCGGCTCCGGTCAGATACCGCGTCCCCGACACCCGCCGCTGCCGCATGACACGGTAGACCCGGCCAAACTCTTTGCGACGGCTGGCCCACATTTCCGGCGACAGGTCCGCCCCGCACGCGGCATCCCAGCCGCCAAACACCGCCGTAATGGCTTCGCCTAACGCGGCGTCCTGCACCAGGACAGAACTCATGTAGCCCAACCGGCTCATGGCGCTCCGAAATGCCATCCACGCGGCTTCGACGGCGTCCTCGGAGTCCCCGACAAGGAACTCGCGCAGTTCCGCAGGCCGGGGAAAGAACTTGCATGTCTTCGCGGCGTGGTTCAGCGCCCCGACGACCTCCCGTAGCGGAAACTCGCGCAGCGTCTCGAAATACAGCGCCATGCGGGCCGCAGACACCTTGGCGTCAAACACTTCAGCCAGCGCCGTCAGGCGTTGGACAAACTGGGGATGTTCACTACTCGTCACGCTCGGCCTCCCATGCGCGGATGATGCGTTCAGATTCTTCGGCGGCGGCAATGTTGTGGCGGGCCGTGTCAGACAGCGCCGACACCTCAACGCCTTCGTCCAGCCAGCGTTTACCGTTGAGCCAGCTTGCAGGGTAGGGGATGAACTGCCCACTTGAGCGGGTCCAATCGTCGGACTGCCGCTGCGCCTCGATGGCGTCCAAAATGGTCTGCTGCAAAGCCGGTGATGGGTTCAGTTTGCGCCACGCCTTCAGCGCATCCGGCTTGGCCTTCTTTTTGGGGTAGGCCATCCAGAACCGCTCAAAGCCGTCGTCGCCCGCAACGCGGGTCACCGGATCACTCACCGTCTCCGTATCACGTACCGGATCACTCACCGTATCAATAACCGTATCAAATACCGCAGGGCCAGGTTGGGGCTGGGTAGAGGCTGCGCCCTGACGTTTCGAGGCGTTGCCCCTACCTAGCCGCGGCTTTTCGTTTTTGCTCAGGTTTTTGGGCAAAACCGACGCAGGCTCTCGATGGTGCGGGTTCTGATGCTTCGCAAACGTGCGAATCTGGATGACGGCGATGCTGTCCTCGACATACCGGCTGATGAACCTCGCGGATGCCAGTCGTTGCAACAGGTAATCGACGTTCACGTCGTCGTAGGGGAACAGGTGCGCCTTGATGCGCTTAGGCCGGTCTTCCAGCCTGCCGTCCCGGTCGGCAATCGTCCACAGCCCTGCGAACAGCAACCGCGCCTCATAGGGCAGTTCTGCCAGGTCTTCGTCGGTAAAGAAATCGGGCTTTAAGAGACGCGTCCGCGCCATAACTGAGTAGTCCTTCTCAGCAGTCAGGGAGAGACTCGGTGGGCAGGTCGTTGACTAGACGACCGTTCGGGCTGCATACCCTAGCCCACCGAAGATTGCTCCGCTACGATACCACGGCGTCTGGCTTGTGGGCTTCCACGAGTGCCCAATACGCCGTAATCGCTTCCGATTCCTGATCGTGCATGTAGTAGTAGTATTCGCCCTCCTCGGGGCGCTGACGCATGGCCAGCGCGGCCCACGTCGTCGCTTCAGGCTCCCACTGACCCTCGAGCCCGTAGCAGGAGCAGTGCGAGCCATGCACCTCGTACAGCGTGCCATCGCGCTCGTAAATGACCACCGCGTCTCCGTCGTAGCTGCCGCCGCCGTACGACGCGAACAGAATTTCGTCGTCAGACGGGAATCCCTCAGGCGGCGCAAAGTTCTGGCTATACATGCCGTTGTAGAACTCAGCCGCCACGTTGCGCCGGTCTGAGAACCGTCCGAAGTACTTCATTGCGGGCTTGCTAGTGATGTTCATGCTACCCCTCTTGTCTATGACGCAGTCGCCCCACCACGCTGCGTCGACGGCGATCTCCAGACCCGTCCACATGCGCGTCATCGCCGTGCCTCGGTTTCTATCTGCGTCGGTCGCTAGCCTCGGGCGGATTGGCTACCCCCTAGGTTGCCCGACGCACCCTGGCGCATCAGGGGTGTCTCTAGCCAAGCACGGCCATCAGTCTCGTCAGTGCCTTGCGCTGGCTGTCTTCCAGCAGTTCCTCACCCGTGACAGCGTCTGCGCACTGCTTACAGCACGTAGTTGTGCGGCCAGCCGGATGGTCGTCGCGGCGGTGACTCGATACCTCGCAGTCAGGACAGGTGCGTGCATGGCAGTCCCGGCACGTCGGCCAGTACTCGTAAACAGCGGACGTGCGTCCGCACAGTCCGCACGTCGATGTCCCCAGCGGGGCCGGTTCAGGCTCGTCAGGCCACTCTACCGGCGGCTCCAGCAGCAGTTCGTCGTTGGCGATGTCGGTCAGGCGTGAGATGACCTTGCGGATTTCCGTCCGCAGCCACTCCAGGTGTTCGACCGTCTCGCACTCGCGGCGTGTCTCCTCGATCGACTTTTCCAGCTTCTTCAGTTCGCGGTGAAATTCATAGGTCATGGTCGTACTCCCAGCGGCCCACCTGTTTGTGCGCGTAATGACGCATCGGCAGATCGGCGTAGCGGTCGCGCCGTGCGTCGTCTCCGGGGTAGCGCAGCACCGACCCGCGCCGAATGTCTGGTGGGTCTGGCAGCGCCAACAGGGCCACCATCGCCTGGTAACGCTCGTAGGCTCTCAGCACGTCCGTCAATGCCGCACCAGCCATTCTCGATGCACCGGAAATGTGAACCCCAATTCCACTAGGGTGTCGATCACTTCCGATGCCTGATGGTCGTCCTCAGATGACTCGCGCACGATGGCCGTCGCAGCGACCATGAACGCCGCAATGCGGATGCGGTCGCTCAGTCGCAGTTCAATCTGCGCGTCTTTCAGTTCTCTCAGCAAGTCCACCGTCGCGGCTCGGACGGCCTGCGCATCATCAATCATAGGAATCCCTCGCAAACTGGGGACGGCCCCTCGCCGCCCCCACAGGCGCTAGAACGGCACGTCGTCGGTCGCCGCCGGGTTCCCGGCAGGCTTCCGCTGCGGCAGCTTGCCGCCGTCCGCTTCCTCCTGCGCCTTGTGCCCCAGCAAGATGATCCGGTCAGCCCGGATCTCGGTCATGTACCGCTTGTCGCCGTCCTTCTCGTACTCGCGGTAGGAAATCTTGCCGGTGACGTACACGGCGCGGCCCTTGAGCAGGAACGGGGCCAGCGTCTCGGCAGTCTTGCCCCAGACGACGACGCGGTGCCACTCGGTCTTCTGCTGCTTCTCGCCGTCCTTCGTCCACTGCTCGCTGGTCGCCACGTTCATCAGCGCCATCGGGGTCGAGAGGTTGGTACGAAGTTCGGCATCGCTGCCCAGGTTGCCCACCAGGATCACACGGTTTTCAGACTGCATTGCTAGACTCCTGCCTTGATACGGGCCGTCCATTCGGCCACATCGTCGTCGACTTCCTTCAGAAACTGCTCGACGGCTGCGGCATAGCCGTCCACGTCAAACACTGACCGGGGCGTATAAATCCACGCCAGTTGCAGCGCCTCCGGCAGACGCGGGTCGAAGGACACAAAATGCACCCCGTCCGCGCCGGTCAGCCAGAGTTGATGCGTGACCTGCGGCACGTAGTTCGACGGCACGGTGCCCTCGCGCAGCGTCTGGAGATGGACAGCCGTCTTGAACGGGCATTTGATTTCCACCACTGCCGACAGCGGGCCCCGGCTGATGTAGCCGTCCAAACTGGCCCCGACCATCAGGTCGTCCCGCAGCCAAAAGCCAGACTCATGGACCGTCTCGCCAATGGTGGCGGCGAAGCGTTCGCGGGCCATCGGCTCGTATGTGGTGCCGTGTTCCATCGCGGTATTGGTGAACGGCTCTTCGACCATCGTGCCAGTCAGCCGTTCGCAGACGAGTCTGGTGCGGTAGTCGCGACGGGTCACGGCTTCCGCCTTGCCTCGCCCCTGCGCGAGGACCGACGCCGCCTCGCTGGCCGTCACACGGCCCAGGCGGGCCGCAAGCCACTCCGGTGACCCCTGCGGCACGTCAATGTGGCGCAGCATTACTGGGCCTCCGCTTTCGCTTTGAGCGCCGTCCACCACGCTTTATCGGCCTGCATGACGTGCGTACGGAACTCCAGCGGCGAGGACTGCCAAGCTTCCTTAAGCGCCTCCAGCCCCTCGCCCGCGACAGCGGCCAAGTCGTCCTTCCACTGTCCGTACGCCTCGGCGTCCGGCGTCCGCACGACCGGCGCAGTGACCGCAGGGCGACCCGTCGCCGCGTTCCCGTCGTCGTCATCCGCCACGATGCCAAGGGCAGCGCTCAGGGAATAACGCTTCCCGTACGACACGCAGCTTCCCACCGCGTGTGCGTCCCGCTTTGCGCCCAGCGGAATCACCAGCGGCTCGGTCTGCAACCACTGACCGGACTCATGCATCAGGCGTGTGGTGACCGCAACCCCGACCTCGGTTAGCACTGCTTCCTGAATGACCGCGATCTTGGCCTGCGCGAGAGGATCGCGCACCGCGTCCCAGCAGGCTGAGAGATCCGCGTACTTGCTCTTGAACGCCGGGTTCGATGCCTGCTTCAGGGCCGCGCCCGCGTGTGTCTGCACGTACACCAGGGCCGGTGCGATCTTGTCGGTCTGTTCGCTGAGAATCATGGAAACCCCTTCCGCGCCAGATGGCGCTACAATCCCTTGCTAACCCTTGTGGCTGTTACCCCTGCAGTCGCAGGGGCCAGGTAGTACCGGGTGGACTCCAGCCGCCCGGTGCTACCGTTTTATGAGCCGAAGCTCTCGACGCATCGCCCGCCGTGCGCGATACCGTCGTATCGGACGCCGCAGCCCCGCGTAAATCGCGAGGACAAGAACCAGCATACACGCGTATACCATCCGCGTCAACCCTCTATAGTGCGTCGATGTAGACTTTTTCGACCTTCGCCGCAATGTCGTCGGTGACGCCACGCTTACCGGCCAGGATCAGCGACACCAGCCCCTGCGAGACGCCGAGCGCCCGCGCCAGCATCCGCTGAGACGCGTACCGGCGCGACAGGTATTCTAGCTGTGCGCGTACCGCGTCCGCGTTTGTGATCGTCACTTTTTCGCTGCGCCAAGCTGGTAATAGCCCGCGACCCACCCCTTGAGGAGTTGCAGCACCACAAACTTCATCGCCCGGCCTTCGCCCTTCGCCTTCGCTTGCGCGTCCCGCATGATCGCCAGCGCGTCCGCGTCGAAGTGTTTCATCATAAACGTGTAGCCGGTCACTGCCATTCAGATACCCCAATCTGTGTTCGTTGTTTCGAGTACGCGCATGGATTCAACGTGTGTCAATGCGCGATGGACGTGCGCCAATGCACGGTCGGCTGCGTCCGCGTCGTGACCAGGTAATAGCGCCCGCGCTTTCGCGAGACTGTCAATGGCGGCATGTAGCCGCACGTATGCGTCATGTGCGGCGGTAGTCGCTGCCCTGTTCGCGTCAGACCTGAGCATTGCGCGAGTATATCACGCGTCAGGCCAGCTATCTTGTACGCATATCTCCGCCCAGGGTTCCTCTAGGCCCGTGTCGTCTGTGTGGTGTTCTTCTCGCGCCAGCAGGCCGTACAACTCGCGTAGCACATGCTCGACTTGCGCCTGCGCGTATAGCGTCAGCAGGTCAGTACACGGGACGCCGTACAGGAACTGGCGCCGGTCAATCCATGCAGCACCGTCGCGTTCCTGCCAGCACACATACCCGCACATGTAGCGCGTCATCAGCGTTTCCTTTCCAAATACGCACCGACCAGGCAGATCAGCACAAACCCGCCCGCGAGTATGCCCCACAGCGCGTACGCGTAGGACAGGCGAGAGCAATCGAGGCACGGCATTAGCGGGACATCTCCGCGTCTGGCGAAAACGCCAGCAGCAGCAGATCCGACCCGGTATACCACGCGAACCGCTCGTACGGCTCCCCGGGAAACTGCAGGCGGTACGCCGTCTGGTCATTCACGCGTACTTGTGTGCGTCGGACGGCGTAGCCGTTGGATTTGAGTAGTGCGATCGCACGGTGAATCGTTGGGACATTCGGCATCGTGAAACCCTCGGAAATGGGCGTACGTCACGCGTACGCCCGGATTGTGCTACAGGGACGCTACCGCCGCGTTGGCAAACGTCGGATCGTGGTGAATGATCCATTGCCGATCAGCGGACAAGGATGCCAGCAGCCAGGCCCAATCAACCAACAGCCATTCACGCCGACTAGGCAGGAATAGTTGTACGTCGCCTGTATACGGACACGCGTAGATGTGTGCGGGCGTCACTGCGCAATCTCCGCAAGAACGCGCCGCGCGTTAACGTCTGCGTCGACGTGCTCGGGGCACACTCCCATTCTCTCCAGCGTGCTGCGATACTCGCCAGGATCGACCATGTCCGCGAGTCCGTCCGCTAGCGCAATATCGCACAGCGTAATTGTCAGGCTGTCGCCTACGGTTTCCGCGTAATCGCGGATCGCGTGAATGTCGGTATCCGTCAGTGTCATTGTGCAAAGCCTCCAATGGGGTTAACGGTTCGATGTTCCTAGACTACCGACAAACCATCGGCCTGTCGGTAGGTACGAACATCGAATCTAATCGACCAGCCGAGGCCGACGGCCTCCAACCACTAGCGCGCCAGAGTATTCATGCTCCGATACGCGAGTATCGCGCATCAGGTATCGACGCAGGACGCGCGCGGCATCATCGTTGATTGTGTGTTCTTCGGCAGTCAGGTACACGTCTGGACGTGTCCACCCGTTGTAGTAGTACGCGAGTGTTTCCACGATGCCAGGATGCGCGTCGCCATCCAGTAGCGCATTGACGTACCGGACGCACGGCGCGTCCACAAGGTCAGAAAATCGCGGCGATGCATAGCGCCATACCATCCGGTACCGCTGCCAGTCACGCGGCGAAATCGTGCCGAGACATGCGGCTTGTTCAACGGCGGAATAGCGCCAATCCAGAACGTCCGACAATGTGAGCGTGTACATAGTGCAAAGCCTCCAATGTGGTTAACGGTTCGATAGTCCTAGTCTGTCCCTGAACCTGCGCTCAGGGACAGAAACGAGCATCGAACGCTACATCGTGGCGCGAAGGGCGATGTATTTTTTGGATCCGCTCCCGTGAACGTTGATCGCAATCGACCGGCGTTTGTCGCCAGGATACGTGCCGTCGCACAACAGGCATTCATCGCACGTCGTCCGGTATCCAGACTCAGCCGACGCGGGGCAGCTAGCCTCTACGCTCGTGGTCGGCTCGTCGGGCAATTTCACGCGGAAGGTCCGCCAGTCGGACGCTTGGGCCGTCACGTACTCTTCCGGCGTATCAACCGACGCCATGACGTACGAACGCAGCCAGCTAGCCAACGGATTCCGCCATTGATGCGTATAACCCGTGTGCCGAACACCGATGGTCAGGCCGTAGACAACGGATTCCGGTAATGCTGCCGGATCGCCGTATGCGCCAAGACGCACGGACACGCCGTAGCTGCGTGCAATGTCGGACGCGTCGCGGGGTGAGAGTGTCGTATACCCTCCCTTGCGGTAACACTCGTAGACAGAACGCGGGCCGAAGAATACAGCGACGTAGCATCCAGCTACCCCGCCGTTGGCAACCGACGAGTGTTTGCACGCGTGTTCGCCGACTCCGCACACACTGCCGTCTTTGCCTGTTCTCAGCGCGTCCATTGGTGCCACGTCCGACCGCATGATCCAGAGTTGCGCGAGTCCCGCCGTTTTCGGATTAGCACTACTGCCGTCAAGGTCGGTAATGACCGCGACAATCGGCGCGCCGTCAAGCATTGACGGACCCTCGTAGACAATTCCGCTTGTAATTTTCCGCATCGTGCAATCCCTCAAAAATACCGGCGTTGTGCCGGAAGAATCCCTCGTCAGTAGGCGTCACACGCCTAGACCGGCGTGAGCCGGTTTCGGGATGCTAGCCGTAGATGTAGAACGGTGAATCGCCGTCGTTCACCATTTCACTCGCAATCGAATCCAGCCAATCAAGCACGTCCGCGTCGCACGTCGGATTGTCGATGCTATCGGCCAGATAGCTGCGGTACTGTGTCCAGGCCGCACGGAACAGACGATCGGATCCGTCGAACGTGGTGCGGTAATGTGCGCGCGGTTGAAGTGTGTACATCGTGCAATCCCTCGGTAAATGGTTAATCTTCGTACGCTTCAGGAACGTGCAGGCGTCCGTATGCAATAGCGGAATCTGCGCACAGTTCGCACAAGAAACCGGAACCGGACCGATACTCCGCCACGTAATCCCCGCAGTTGTCGCAGATGTCTGGCACAACCGCGGCTCGCTCAAACTCGGCGCGCCATTCAGCTTTGACAGTTTCGTTTGTCATGCGTCCATTATACATACATCTATCCTCGGCGCAATAGGGAATCAGCAGTCTCTCGCATTTTTTTTGTGTGGGCGGTAGTCTAGGCTTATGGATACATCAAACACGCCTGAACGGTCATTCGTCAAAGGTGGCAAACCGGGACCGGGACGGCCGAAAGGTTCTATCGCTCAAGCTACGCTTGAGATACGGGCGTTCTGTCGCACAGTCATTGACTCGCCGGAGTACAGGACGAAACTCTTCGAAGATGCATGTGCTAGGCGCTTGTCACCGGCCGTAGAGATGATGCTATGGGATAGGGCATATGGGTCAGTCCCGAAAGAACTACGCGTGGATGATGTCTCCAGCATAGACACTGACTCGCTCCAGCATCGGCTGCGCGAGCTAGTCGCTGCACTCCCCGTGGTTGACGTGCTACAGGGTGAAGCTGCCGAAACCGAAACCGATGTGGGGGAGGAATGAAATCCGGCCAGCGTGCAACTCGAATCGCCAGGGCCTGGGGTGGGGGGGGGTGGGGGTGCCCGGAGTCCCACCACGCAGTCGGCGTGACCGACCGATTACCGTTGATAACACCACGGCACCCTTGCCAAAACGCTTGCCGCTGTATATAACGTGACAGCGACATCGCGGTCGTAAGACAGACCGAGACGGAAGCAGCGCAGCGTAACTTCCGTCGACGACGCGGGCTATTTTTTGGGGGCTTTGCGCCCACAGGTGCAGGCGGCGAGACGCTTCAGGGCGTCGTCTAGGTCGGCTTTGAGCTTCAGGGCGATGGTGTTGAAGTGGTCCCGGTTGTAGCGGAGGGTGTCCAGTTCAATGCGTTCCTGGGCGTTCAGGGCCACGGGCGAGACATGGGGCGGGGGTGAGAGCCGTGAGGGTGGCGGGGGTGGTACGGGGTCTGGCAGGGCATCCCAGTCGAGGGGGACATCGCGGTCAATGGGCATGGTGGCTCCTGTGGTAGTGTGGCGGGAGGGGGATCGGTGATGAATCCTGAGATCGCCGCTGAAGCGGCCCGCATCGTCGCGGAACTGGAGAAGCGACGGGCATCCAAGTTTGCCACATTCTTTCCCGACACCGGCCCATTGCGCCGGGAACTGTATCCCAAGCACATTGAGTTCTTCGCGGCGGGGTCCACCTACAAGAACCGCCTGTTCATGGCGGCGAACCGCGTCGGCAAAAGCGAAGCGGGTGCGTATGAAGTGACGTGTCACCTGACGGGGCAGTATCCGCATTGGTGGACCGGGCGTCGGTTTGACCATCCGGTTGAAGTCTGGGCCTGTGGCACCAACAGTCAGACGACCCGCGACATTGTGCAGGCCAAACTGCTGGGACCGTCGTGGAATCTGGGCAGCGGAACGATTCCCAGCCACGTGATTACAGACACGACCACGGCGCGAGGTCTGCCGGGAGCCATTGAAACCGCCTACATCAAGCATGTGTCGGGCGGGATGTCCGTGCTGGCGTTCAAGTCCTACGAGCAGGGCCGGTCGTCGTTTGAAGGCACGGCCAAGCATGTGGTGTGGTGCGACGAAGAGCCGCCCCAGGACGTGTACACGGAACTGATGTACCGCACGATTACGACCAAGGGCATCGTGATTGTGACGTTCACGCCGCTGCAAGGCATGAGCGATGTCGTGCGCGGGTATCTGGAGCCGGAATCCGACATTGCCTACCAGATGCAGACGTTCATCCAGGCGGGCTGGGAGGATGTGCCGCACCTTGATGGTGATGAGCAGAAAGCCCTGCTGGCGACGACGCCGCTGTACCAGATTGCCGCCCGCACCAAAGGTGAACCGGCGCTCGGGTCCGGCGCGATTTACCCCATTGGCGAGTCCGACATCGTGGTGCCGACCGCGCCCATTCCCGACGAGTGGCCCAAAGCCTACGGCATGGACGTGGGCTGGAACCGCACAGCGGTCGTCTGGGGCGCGATGAATCCGGCGACGGGCATTGTGACGCTCTACGACGAGCATTATCAGTCGCAGGGGGAACCGGCGAGTCACGCGGCAGCGGTGAAAGCACGCGGCGAGTGGATGCGCGGCGTGATTGACCCCGCCAGCCTCGGGTCATCGCAGATTGACGGGCGGCAGTTGATGGAGGTCTACGCCAAAATGGGCCTCAAGCTCGACCCGGCGGTCAATGCGGTGGAAGCGGGCCTCACGGAAGTGTGGAATCTGTTGGTGTCCGGGCGGCTGAAGGTGCAGGCGCATTTGCATAACTGGCGCTCCGAGTTTCGAAAGTATCATCGGGACGAAAAAGGCCGGATTGTAAAGGCGCACGACCACTTGATGGATGCGACTCGGTATCTCATCGTCTCGGGCCGGTCCCACATGCGTGTGGCGAAGGTGCTAGACTATGCGCCACAGCCCATCTTTTCGGGCGGGTTGGACACCAGCGGCGGCTGGTTGAGCAGCTAACAGGATGGCTATGACGGGACGCACAGCAACAGCGGTGTTGAACGAGGCACGGGCGCGGTTTAAGCAGACCGTGGACCTGTTCAATGACCAGATGAAGCGGGAATTGGACGACCTCAAGTTTGAGTTCGACCCGTGGCCCGAAGAAGTCAAGAAGCAGCGCGGCGGCGTCACCATCAACGGGGTGCCGATTCCCCCGCGTCCCATGCTGACCATTCCGACGCTCGACCAGCCCGTCCAACTGCTCATCAACCAGCAGAAAGCCTCGCATCTCGGCGTTCAGATTCACCCGATCACCGAAGACGCGTCCGATGCGACGGCGGAAGTCCTCCAGGATCTCTACCGCGACATTGAAACCAAGTCCCGTGCCCAACTGGCGCGAGACTGGGCGTTTGAACGGGCGGTCAAATGTGGGCGCGGAGCCTACCGTATTGACAAGGTGTGGGCCGACGAAGACACGGATGGCCCCGGTCTGGCCGACCAGAAGATCGTCATCAACCGCATTCTGAACCAAGGCGCGGTGTACTTTGACCCGATGGCCCAGCAGCCCGATTTTTCCGACATGCAGTACGCGTTTGTCGGCGGGTTCATGCCGTTTTCGCAGTTTCAGCGCGAGTTTCCCGACGCCAAGATGGCGTCCTACGACGACCAGGAGTTCTCGAGTCTGGGAGACTCCTTCCAGAAGTGGATTGCCAGTGACGATGAGGGCGAGCGGTCCGTACGCGTTATGGAATACTGGCGCGTCGTCACGACCAAGCGCGTGAAATGCCTGTATCGCGACGAGACGGGGGCTGAACGCACCGGCTGGAAGGATGAGACGCCGGAGGGCGTGGACATCGTCTTTGAGCGCGAGGTCGAAGACCGCACCGTTGAGTGGTTCAAGCTCAACGGGCTGGAAATCCTCGACCAGCAGGACTGGGACGGGCAATACATCCCGATTGTCCCGGTGATTGGCCGCGAAGCCAACATTGACGGTCTGCGGCGGTGGACCGGCGTCATTACGCCCGCCAAGGATGCGGCCCGCCTGTTCAACTACGGCGTGTCGTCAGCGGTGGAGACCGCCGCCCTTGCGCCTCGTCAGCCGTGGCTCATTGCCGAAGGGCAGGAAGAGGGCCACGAGCAGGAATTCCTGCAGTCTTCAACCCGCAATTTCCCGTATCTCCGCTACAAGCCCACGACCCTGAACGGCCAGCCGGTCGCCCCGCCGCAGCGCATTGCGGCGAGTGCGGACATCTCGTCGGCCATCGCCATCATCCATGAGGCGCGGGACTACGTCCACACGTCCACGTTTGCCTTTGAGCCGACGCTCGGCCAAACGTCCAGTCAGCGGTCGGGCAAAGCCGTGTTGGCACTGCAACAGCAGTCGGACATGGGCAACGGCGGGTATCTCGACAACCTGACGCAGATTTCGATGACGTATGAGGCCAAGGTCATCCTTGACCTGATTCCTCGCGTCTATGACCGCCCAGGCCGTGTGGTGCAGATTCGCGGCAAGGATGACGTGACCACGCAGGTCATGCTCAACCAGCCCTACGTTGAACACCCGCAGACGGGTCGGCCCATGCCGCTCAAGCCGGGAACGCCGATGGCCGCACTCCAGCCGTCGATGCCGCAGGCGCTGCCACCGGGACTGCCGCCGGGGATGCCCGAAGCGCCGCCCGGAGCCATGATGGCCCCGCCGCCCAAGCCGATGGTCAAGCATTACGACCTGAACAAGGGCCGGTATGCGGTCACGGTCAATGTGGGCAAGTCGTATCAGACGCGCCTGCAGGCGGGCAGCGACCAATTGAGCCAGTTGATGCAGGCCGAACCGGCGCTGGTGCCCGTGCTGTCCTACTACTGGGCCAAGTTTCAAGATTGGCCGGGCCACGACGAAGTGGCGGCTGACCTCAAGAAGATGCGCCCGCCGCAGTTGCAGGACACTGACCAGAACCAGTCTCTGCAGGCGCTCCAGCAGCAGTTGGCCCAGCAGGCGCAGATTCTTGCGACTGTCGGCCAACAATTGCAGCAGGCGCAACAGCAGTTGCAGATGGACACGGTCAAGCAGCAGGCCATGCTTCAGAAGGCGCAGATGGACAACGAGGCGCGGCTGGAAGAAGCTCGGTTGGCCGCGCAGAAGGACATCGAAGTCCAGCGCCTGCGGAACGAAGCCCAGTTGGCGGCAGTGGAACTGCAAGCCTCGCTGAAGTTGAAGCAGGTCGAATCGACGCTGGAAGTCGAGAGACTGTCGCTGCTGCATGACGCGCATGAGTCAGCCATGACGCGGCAGCATGAGATGAACCGCGACTTGACGCAGCACGACCACGATGAGCGGTCGCAGATGCGGGACCACGCCAACGCCGCGACCCAGTCGGAGGATACCGATGCCCGCGAAGAGTGAGACGCAGCGCAAACTGATGGCGGCAGCGGCCCACGGGGCTGACTTTGCTAAGGCCAAGCAACTGCGGCAGTCCATGACGCTGGCGCAACTCAAGGAATTCAGCGGTCGGGTAGATGCACCCAAGGCTCCCGCTGAAGACAAAGCCGCAGGCGTGAAACATGCGCCAGCCAAGAAACTCAATGCCGGTCGGGAACCTGGACACCCGAACCGGCACCAGAACCTCGGCAAGTATCTGCATCCAAAGAAAGCGTAATCAGGGGGACTCGGTATGGCTGATGTCACAGTGAACGACGGCGATTTCATCGTCACGTCGTCGTCGGAATC